CAATGACACCATTTACATGACTGTGCATATTAATGACTTTATCAAGTACATTGGTCGTAAACCTCTCAGTGGAGATGTAATTGAATTGCCTCATTTGAGAGATGAGTTTGCATTAAATGATTTTGATATATCACTACCTAGATATTATGTGATTGAAGATGTTGGCAGAGCCAGTGAAGGATTTAGTGCAACTTGGTACCCGCATTTGTATAGATTAAAACTGAAGAAAATCACTGACAACCAACAATTTGCTGACATATTAGATCAACCCGCTAAAGAAGGTAGTAATCAAACTCTTAGAGATATTTTAAGTACAGCAGGTAAAGAACTTGAAATTAATGATGCTGTGTTATCACAAGCTGAAGCAGATGTTCCTCAAAGCGGATTTGAAACTAGACAATTCTACACATTAGCAGTTGATCCAACTAACGGACAACCTGTATTAGAAACTACATCAGGCGGCGCAGTTGAACCCGGTGTTGCTGTGCGTTCTGGCTACACCGGCTACCTACTTGGCGATGGATATCCACCAAACGGTTATAGTTTTGGACACGGTATACAATTCCCTCTAGGGCCACAAGAAGATGATTTTTTCTTACGCACTGATCTATTGCCTAATAGACTGTTTAGATATGATGGTACTCGATGGGTTAAAGTTGAAGACAAGATAAGACACACTCTTACTAATAGTGATTCAAGACAAACTCTCAAAACTGGATTCATCAACAATAAAAATATTACAGGTACAACAGTTGTACAAGAAGGTGTTGACATACCGGTAACTGCTACACAAACTATTCAAACAACAATTCCGTACACAGCAGGCATGGGTGCTAAAGTATTCATTGGTGACGTTAAAGTACAAACAGCTACAGTAACAGCTGGTGTTGGTAACAATGCACGAATTACACTGAGCGAGCAAGCTTCTGCTGGTAGCAACGTTCAATGGACTTTATTCAAATCGTTTATTGACGAGAGAAGTTCTGTTAGTAAAGCAGTTAAACCTAAGGCAGATCTATAATGCAACATTTTTATGACGGACAAATAAGAAGATATCTGCTTCAAACAATACGTGTTCTAAGTAATTTTACTGTCAAGTATGGCGATGGTAGACTAGTTAGAGTTCCTGTTGTCTATGGTGATGCCGACCGACAGGCAGCATCTATCATGCGACAAAATAGTGAAAATAAAATTAACAGTTCTCCAAGAATAGCTGTCTACATTACTGGGCTATCAATGGATACTAGTCGTCTTGCAGACAGTACATTTGTTGGTAAAGTACATGTTAGAGAACGTGCAGTTGATGATGACGGCAATTATACAACTGGGGAGGGTGCTAATTATACTATTGAACGGTTGATGCCTACTCCGTTTAAATTAGATATCAAAGCTGATATTTGGTCAGCTAATACTGATCAAAAACTTCAGATACTTGAACAAATTTTAGTGTTGTTTAATCCAACATTAGAATTACAAACTACAGACAATTATGTTGACTGGTCTAGTTTAAGCGTTCTTGAAATCAAAGATCTAGTCTGGAGTTCTAGGTCAGTGCCGGTTGGTGCAGATAGTCCAATTGATATTGCCACTATCACATTTAGCACGCCTATTTGGATCAATCCTCCAGTTAAAGTTAAACAGCTAGGAATTATCACGCAGATTATTACAAGTCTACATGAAGGTATTAGTACACCAGAGGCCAGTTACATTGACGGGTTAGGTACTGATCCAATTGCCGATGGCGCAAAAACCGGTGTTAATCTTGTTACAAGAATTTCAGCGGCTATTAGTGGATTTGGTCTTCAAGTTTATAATGGCCAGGCAAGGTTACTTGGAAAAAATGAAAGCGTTGTAGCAGATGATCCTTACAGTATTCCTGTGAAACAAGGGCCAGAGATTAGTTGGTTTAAAATATTAAATCAATACCCTGGACAATATAAGGCCGGTTATAGTCAAATATATCTCAAGCAACCGATGGGTAACGAAGTTATTGGCACTATAGCATTAGATCCTAGTGACGACAGTGTTCTTTTTATTAACTGGGATAGTGACACTTATCCTAGCAATACTGATATTGATCCAACAGGTCCTCGTAGTGCTAGCCCTGGTACATTTGATGCGATCATTAATCCTTTAACTTTTAATCCAAAAGGTCCAGACGGTTTAGGCACAGTTTCTTCTGGTACTAGATATCTTATTATAGAAAATATAGGCGACAATATTAATGTTGATGGCCCGGATGCGTGGAAATCAACTAGTGGCGCAGATTTTGTAGCTAAAGAAAATGATATTATTCAATGGAACGGCAGTCAATGGCAGGTAGTGTTTGATGCCGCTCAGAGTGAAGAGGTTCTTGCCTATCAAACTAATATATACACTGGAGTACAATATAAGTGGGATGGCGTAAGCTGGACCAAATCGTTTGAAGGTGAGTACAAAGAAGGATCATGGAGACTAAGACTATAACAGAAATTGTCTGTAGCGGCGCATTAATCTACGCCAAGAATAGTCACAGGTTTTTACTACTTCAAAAAGCAGAAGGCAAGCATGCCGGCACATGGGGCCTTGTAGGCGGCACTAATCACGAAGGCGAAACTGCCTGGCAAGGCCTTCAAAGAGAAATTACTGAAGAAATTGGCAGTAATTTTAAAATTATCAAAACTATTCCTATTGAAACATTTGTCAGCAACGACAATGTGTTTAATTTTCATACTTACCTATGTGTAGTTGAAGATGAATTTGTTCCGCATCTAAGCGATGAGCACATAGGGTGGGCATGGGCTACCATCGACTATCCGCCTAAGCCCTTGCACCAAGGTCTCAGAAACAGTTTTAGTAATAAGACTGTTAGAACCAAACTACAAACTATCTTTGATTTGATCAATTTAATTTAATATGTTTAACTGGTTTAACAAAAAGAAAAGCTGGGTTAGGTTCTATTCAATGGACCAAAACGTTGCCATCATGTATCCCGTTGTCGACAATCGATTAACTGATCGAGATTGGAACGGCATTGCCGATGTATCTCGTAATAGACCAGAACAAGGAAAACAGATTGTACTAAACTGTCCGGCAATCAAACAAATTACCAGTGTAGGTTATGTGTTACGTGCTCCTGCTGATTTTGTTATTAAGACTGGACCAACAATAGAACACTTGAACTGGGAAACACCTTTTATGTTTAAAAGGCATAGTGACAAGTATACCTTTAGCGGAACTGATTATTATATAAGCTGGCACAGCCCAGCACAAACTGAACCGTTAATTCCTAAAGAAGTTCCTAATACAGATAAAAAGTATCTTCATTCTGCAGTCAAAGTAGAAACACCTTGGCGTGTCAAAGCCAGTGACGATATTTTATTATTACAGTTGCCAGTTACATACAATAACGAAGCAAGGTTTTCTGCAGCCGTGGGAATTTTAGATCCCAAATATATGCACGCCGTTAGTGTTCAATTATTCTGGCATGTAATTGAAGGCGAAACATTGATTAAAGCAGGTACACCTCTAGTGCAGTATATTCCTATACAACGAAGCCTACTACAGAAAAACTCTGTAGAGTTTACTGTTGACACTGCTAGCGATATTGAAAAAGAAATCGAAGAAGCCTATGCGTTTGCCAACCATAGCAGATTTCCAAGATCAGATACAGCCGGTAATAAAGTAAGAATTATTACTCAGCTGTTTGATTATTTTAGAAAAAAATATCCCAAAGCAAAAATTTAAATTTTAAGCTGTGTTAAAGGATTTCTGTTTACAACGCCTTTGACAAAAGTATTAAAACTTAAGGTTATTCTTGGAGTGTCACCGTTGTATTGTTCTACTAGATGTTCAACTGAACTAGGAAATATCAGCATGTCTCCGGAGGCTAGATTAATCCCCCAGCGTTTAGAATTATAAAGATTGGGCTCGTTAATATCGTATTCTATAGTGTCAAATGCACTGGTAATAAAAACAGTTGCGCCACTGGTAGGGTCAGTTGATAGTGCAACAATACCACTAAGCACACTGTTTGGATGCCAATGTCTGTGATGACTTTGACCTTTTTCCGTCTTATTAAACCACGATTCGGTGATGTAAATTTCACAGTCCTGAGAAGCATTTACAATACCATAAAAATATGTATAAAGTTTTTCTTCTATAGCTGTACGCAACTCTGCAAACTCTGGAAGGTTTAGCACCTGTTGGTTGTCGCTGATAAAATTAGTGTAATTTTCTATCCAATTTATAGGAGTGATATCTAATTTTATTTCTATAGCTGTTTTAAACATTGGTTTAGAAAACAGCGGTATTACCTGTTCATTAATCATCTAAAGTACCTCTAAGTATAGATATATATTAGTCTACGCACCACTGGGACACTAATAATGAAATTAGAAAAAGATATTGCAGTTTGGGAAAATTGTTTTCGAGCTGAAGATTGTGATGAGCTAATTGCTTACTTTCACAAAATTAAAGAATGCAAGTTAACCTATACTAGACTAGATCTTAGAGAGGCGCCTAGTCATAAGAAAAATGACGAAGCCGTATTTGTACTAGATCCTGACACTATGCGAGTAATGCCAAATGAGAAGCTGGTAGTTCCGTTTATGCAAAAATTTTGGAACTGCTATCGTCAGTATATGGATCACTATAGTGTGCTACTAGAAACAGGAGACCACCAGGTTAGGTCTATGAAGATACAAAAAACTTTGCCTGGCCAAGGTTATCATATGTGGCATTTTGAAAGCGACAGTCTCGACCGTAGTAATAGAATTTGTTCTTGGGCTGTATTTTTAAACACAGTTGACTTAGGTGGTGAAACAGAATTTTTGTACCAAAGTGTAAGAATTCCTGCACAACAAGGTACTCTTATGATATGGCCTGCAGGATTTCCTCATACACACAGAGGCAATCCACCTTTGTCGGGTGAAAAATATATAATGACCGGATGGATTGAATTTTGATGGAAGTTAAAAATCTTTTTCCTGTAGAGTTCTTTATTTTTAAAAACAATACGATTGACAACAATGAGTTAATCAGCGAACTTGAGCAGTTAAACAACGTTGAAATTAAAAAAACTACTACAATTAGTCTGTTAGTAGATTTAAGGCATAACGAGAAATTTAAAGAATTGTTTTTTTGGTTTGAAGATTGTCTAGAACAAATAAAACAATCTATGAATTATGATTGCGAAAAACTTACTATAACTAACAGTTGGGTTAATGTTGCACTACCTGCATATAATATGCACCAAAACTATCACAAACATTCTATGAGTTTTTACAGTGCTGTATATTATCTTACAGAAGGTTCGGCTACTGAGTTTGAAGATCCCGTCTCAGAAAGATCAAGAGCACAACTCGAAGTATTGAGAAATAATTATCAACCGTGGGAAACTATTATTCCTGAACCTGGTAAATTAGTAGTATTTCCAAGTTATGTGTATCACAGAAGTCATGTACATGTTGGTGAGAAGAGCAGGTATGTTATTAGTTTTAATACTCTCCCGTCAGGAAAAATAAATCACATGTTAGCTACAGATTCTCGAGCAGAGGTAATTGTCAAATGATCAACAGTACAATCGTATTGGGCGGAGGTAATGCAGGTCTTATGGCAGCATTATATCTAAAAACTGCCTTGCCGGCGTTGGATATTACATTGATTAAATCAAAAAAAATTGGCACCATTGGTGTAGGCGAAGGTTCAACTGAACATTGGTCTAGGTTTGCTGCCGCTGTTGGAATTAGCATTACAGATTTAATCAATGAATGCGGTGCTACTATTAAAATAGGTATTAAATTTGAGAACTGGCACGGTGACGGTACCAGCTATTACCATAGTCTTCCAGAATTTTTAATATGGATGGATAGGTATTCTGGCGCTCCATATACTCTTATGAGATTAATAGGTGACGGTGTTCCTAGCGATAAACTTCATTGGGATTTGCCAATGCAAGGTTATGTTAGAGAACCCCTAACTGACTACTATCAGTTTCACTTTGACAGCGAAAAATTAAATGCATTCTTAGAAAGAAAGTGTGCTGCCTTAGGAATAAAAATAATTAATGCAGAAATTACTGGGCCGGTAATTGACAACAACGGCTTTGTTACTGCAATCGTTGACGATCAAGGTAACCATTACTCTGCAGATTTCTTTATTGATAGCAGTGGATTTAAGCGTGTGATAGCATCTAAATTAGGTGCTGACTGGGTTGACTGGTCAAAATACCTTCCTCTCAATTCTGCTATTGCATTTCAAACTGCATACGAAGAAAAAATTCCTCCTTACACATTAGCTAAAGCTATGGATGCAGGCTGGCACTGGCGCAGTCCTGTACAAGAAAGGTTTGGCAATGGCTATGTATTCAGTGACAATTTTATATCTGAGCAGCAGGCCGTTGATGAAATTCAAAAACACTTTAAAGATACAATCCACATTGGTCGTAAGATTAATTATACGTCAGGAAAAGTTAATCGAGCATGGATTAAAAATTGTGTTAGCATAGGCCTTAGCAGTAACTTTGTAGAGCCGTTAGAGGCATCTAGCATCTCAACTACAATTAAGCAACTGCAACTTTTAACTTCATCTATTTGGAACTGGGATCGTTCAGATACCGGAACCATTAAAGAGTATAATCGAGTAGTTGACGACATGATGTCTAACATTTTAGATTTTATACAACTGCATTATTTTACAGAACGTAATGACACAGAGTTCTGGCGCTGGTGTAAAAATGAAATGACTATGACTGATTTTAACAAAGAAAATCTTGAAAATTTTAAGAAAAACTTTGTAAATCAAATAATCCTGCCTGAAGATGGAACCATGAGTAATTTTAGAATTTACGATTGTCTAAACTGGATACAGGTCATGCACGGACTTCGTATGTTTGATACTGCTAGTATCAAAGCAAGATACGAAAAATACTACGGTCATTTTAGAAAAGATGATGTGGCGCAATTAGAAAGGGCTGAACAGATCGCTGATCCTTTAACAGGCTGGATGACCTGCAGAGAAGCTATTAATCTTGTTAAAAAATATAGTAACACACAAATGGAATATAAACTATGATAAAATCACTCGGCATATTAGGAGGCGGAACTAGCGGATTAATTGCCGCTCTTATGATGCGTAAGGCATGGCCAAAGTTACCAATTACTCTCATTGAGTCTAGTCAAATAGGTATTATTGGGGTAGGTGAAGGATCAACTGAACATTGGAAAAAATTCATAGATCATATTGGGGTTAGTGTCCCCGACCTAATTAGAGAAACAGGTGCAACATTTAAAGTTGGTATTAAATTTACCAACTGGCACGGTGACGGTACTAGTTATTTTCACAGCCTAAGTGAACAGTATGGCGGATTCAGCGATAATAACGGATTACCGTTTACTTGGATGAGAATGATCGGAGAGAACTGGGATCCTTTAAAAACTGTTTGGAGTTTAAGTCAGAATAGTCGCCATGTAGAACCCTTACACAATATACTAAGCCAATATCATTTTGACACTTTTAAACTTAACGAGTTTTTACATAAGCTGTGTAAGGATCGCGGAATAACTGTTACTGATGTAGTTATCGATCAAGTTATTATCGATCAAGATGGATATATCGATAGCCTAAATGACAACTCTGGCGCTAAACATACATTTGATTTCTATATTGACTGTAGCGGTTTTAGAAGAGTTATTGGATCAAAATTAGGTGCTAAATGGATTGATCGTACTAAAGAATTACCAATGAATTCTGCTATTGCTTTTCCTACAGGCTATACTGAAGACATTCCTAGCTATACAGAAGCTACTGCTCTATCAAGCGGATGGTCGTGGCGAATCCCTACTCAAGAACGATATGGTAACGGTTATGTTTTTTGTGATAGCTTTATCGATGAGACTCAAGCATATGATGAAATCAGCAGACATTACAAAGAACTAGGTATAACAGATCACATTGAAGTAGGTAGAAAAGTTAAATTTGGTGCGGGCAACGTTGATCGTTTTTGGATTAAGAATTGTGTTATGATTGGTCTTAGTGGCATATTTGTGGAACCTCTAGAGGCATCAAGTATAGGAACAACTATACAGCAGTGTTTCTTAATGTTGCCGGCGGTGGCCTTCTGGGAACGAGGTGACAAAAAAACTGCTAAGATCTACAACGAACACATGTCTCGAATCAGTGATAACATAGTTGACTTTATTCAACTACATTATTTTACTCAACGATCAGATTCTAAATTTTGGCAATGGTGCCAGCACGATCTAAAATGGACTGACTTTAATCGAGATACCTTAGAGTACTTTAAAAGTAACTATGTAAATCCGCATTTCTTTAACATGCCACTGATATTGTTCAGTCATTTAAACTATGCCCAAGTCATGCACGGTCTAAGACTCTTTAATAATGACAAAATTAATAAAGTATATTCAGAGCACATGGGAGAAAGATACAATGGTATTATTGACTCAATTTTGGCTAAAAATGAAAGTCCCGATGTTGTCTCGTTTACACACAGAGAAGCTTTGAATATTCTAAAGGAAAGATATGCAACAATCCACATTAACCTATGATGTTGTAGTGTTAGGCGGCGGAAGTGCTGGATGGTTAACAGCATTGTTCCTACAACGCAATTGGCCTAAACTTAATATTGTTGTAGTTGAAGATCCCAATCGTCCTCCTATTATTGCTGGAGAGAGCGGCACTACTACATTTGTTAGCCTTATGCGGCATCTTAAAATTGATACAGATGATTTTATTCGCAAGGTAAATGCTACTCCTAAACTAGGCGGAAAATTTACTGACTGGAACGGAGTCGGTACTGAGTTTATTCATAGCCTACAAACAGATCATGCTCCGTGGCTAGATGGCTGGACCGATTATGCCGACAGCGAGTTATCAAATAAAGATCTGCGTTTAGGATCGTTAATTAACATCATGTCTGCTGAGAAGCATAAAGACAAGTATCTTAGATCAATAATAGGTAATGACATTCCTTTGGCTGATGCATTTTTAGCTAATGCATTTATAAAAGAAAACAAAGTACCTTTTGGTGCTACTAGTGAAATACCGTGTGTGCCTATGTGGCATTTTGAAAGCAGGTCAGCGGCAGCATATTTTAAAGAATTAGCGTTAGCTCGTGGAATAAATCACATACTTGGAGAGTACACCTCAAGTGTCTGCAAAGAAAACGGTAATATTGACTACATTAATTTAGATCAGGATAGAAAATTATCAGCTAACTGGTTTTTTGACTGCTCTGGATTTGCAAGGCTATTATTAGGCAAAGTTTACAATGGTGAATTTGTAGATTACACAGATTATTTTCCTGCTAGAGCAGTTGTAGCTTGGTGGGATGATCCTTGTTATTGTGTAACAACCAATGCCATTGCTATGAAATATGGATGGTCTTGGAATATTAATTTAAGACACCGGTCAGGTAACGGCTACATTTATGATCCAGATCATCTATCTTTAGATCAAGCAGTTGAAGAGGCAGAAATACGATTTAATAAAAAAATTACACCAATTGCTAATTTTACATTTACACCGGGCATGATGAAGAATGCCTGGCATAAAAATGTTATTGGTATTGGATTAAGTACTGGATTTTTAGAACCGTTAGAGGCCAACGGAGTAGCTGTAATTATTGAAAGTCTGTATTCATTACAAGATCATTGGAAACCTTTCAGTGAAAATAGAGAAGAATCTGTTACACATTTTAATAAAAGAGTATTTGCAATCACAGAAGATATTAGAGACTTTTTGACACTACACTATCGCGGACAGCGTAGAGATACAGAATTCTGGCGCAGTCATGCTTACGATAGTTTTAGAATTCCGCCTACCCTTAAAGAAATACTTAGAAGGTGGAGCGAATTCTATTCTAACAGCGGGCCTGAACCATTTGTACACGGATATAGCCCTACTGCTTGGCTGATGGTTTTACAGGCTCTTCGGGTATTTTCACATGAAAACTTGGCTAAAATTCACAGCAACAGCCTAGAACCTGGAAAAATGGTGCTCGCAATTAACCAAAATAAATATAAAAATATTGTTGAACCTTTCTGGACTATAGACCAGTGGATTCAAAAGACTAGCTAAATATACTGTTAGAGGAGATTTAAATGCCTACATATAAGATGATT